ATCGCCGCCGCGAAGGAGCGCGCCGACATCGAGACGGCCGTGGCCGCGCTGCGCCGCCCGCCTCCGACGCCGCCCCCCGTGGCACCGCCCGTCGTCGAGCCCGACCCGATGGACGACGCGATCGAGCCGCCTGACCGCGAAACCTGAACCAGAGGACCAAACCCATGGGCTACAACTGCCCCCACTGCTCCGTCGAGATCACCGGCGTTACCACCGAGGAAGGCGTAAAGAAGCGCCTCGCGGAGCAGAAGGCCGCGCACACCACGGCGCTCGCCGAGGTGGCCCAGCGCGCCGAGCAGGCCGCCGCGAAGGCCGCCGCCGCTGAGGCCGACCTGGGCCGCCTGCGACCGCTCGCCGAGCGCGCCGAGAGCCTGGACCGCGACCTCGCCTACCAGCGCGCCGGGATCCCCGAAGCCGCGTCGAAGGCGGTCGAGACGCTGTACCGCGGCTACCGCGCCGAGGCCGGAGACGCCGCCATCGACCGCGCCGCGTGGCTCGCCGACGCCGCCGCCCAGGGCGACTACGCCGCGATGGTGGCCGCCGTCCGGGTCGCGCCCGCCGGGGCGCCCGCGACCCCGCCCGCCGCCGCGCCGCCGGCCGCCAAGCCGCCGGGGGCCTCGACGCTGCCGCCGGCCAGCGCCAACGCGACCGCGAACCCGCCCGCGGCAGTCGCTCCGAAGATGAGCGCCGACCAGTTCCGCGAGCAGACGGCGAAGCTCGCCGAGGCGGTCCGCGCCGCGCAGACGCCGGAGGCTCGCACGAAGGCCCGCGCCGACTACGACACGCAGCGGGCCGCGCTGGTGGCGCAGATGGCCGCGCCGACGGTTGCCGTCACGACTTGACGGCGCCGCGGTTCACGCCAGCCCCCGGGCACGCAACCACTCCGACAGCGAGACGCCAGCGGCGCGGGCCGCCGCGACCAGGCGATCCCGCTCCTCGGCGGTGCAACGAAGGCGCACCGTCACCGTGCGGAAGGGGATCGGGACGGCCACGCCGTCGACGAGGCGGGCGCCAGTCACGCGACCGCCAGCGCGGCGGCGGCGGCGGCGCGGGCGGCGACTTGAGCATCGGCCCATGCTGCGGCCCACGCCGCGATTCGGTTCGCGCCGTGGTCCATGCTGGCGGCCCGCATCACGACGGCGCGGGCAGCGTCCCAGGCGGGACCGATCGAAACGTCGCAGGCGGCGCGCCATGCCGGGAGCCCGGCGGCACGTCCGACGGCGGCGCGGGCCGCGCCGTTCGAGGCGTCCACGGCGATCGCGCGAACCGCCGCCACCGACCCACGCGGGGCGCCGGTCCATTCGCCATCACCGGCCGCGGCCCGGTCGGCGTCCCACGCCGAAACCCAGGCCGCGATCGAGTCGATGCTGCTGCTCTTGTACGATGCGGCGGTCGTCGCCATGTTTGCTCCGGGGTGGCGTGCGTTGCTCACCCATACAGCATAGCACGACGTAGCTACCGCGTGTAGCTACACCACAAAGAAAGCGGACGAGGTGGCGGCGCGCAACCGGGTGGCGCGCCACGGGCTGCCGTGGTAGCGTGAGTGCACATACCCCGCCGCGCTCTCGGGCTGCCCCTCCGTATGGGGTGCGCGTCGGACCACGGTCACCCCGGCCCGCCCCCGTATCAGGCGCCGACCGTGCTCTACCACCTACGCGCCCTTGCGGCGCAGGAGAGCACAGATGGCCACCGGCGCACCTACCAGCCAGAGCGGCAGCGTTACCGACCACGGCTTTGCCTACATGTTCGCCCCGGCGGACATCGACATTGCGATCATGGACGCCCTCGACGCGGCGAAGTTGCCCACCGTCCGCCTCCGCGGCTCGTTCGCCGGCCAGGGCTCCACGGTGATGCGCGTCGAATACATCGACGGGATCGGCGCCGCGAACCCCATGGCCGCGCTCGTCTCCGAGACGGACGCGATCGCCATCTCGACCCCGACCTCGGGCTATTCGACGATCACCCTCGGGGAGTACGGCGTCGCCTACGGGCAGACGTACACCAGCCAGATCCTCGGCCGCCAGCCGGGCATCGGCCTGGAGAACATCGCGAGCCTGCCGTCCTTTGCCGGCTCCTACGTCGCCCGCTTCCGCGCGCTCTACTGCGCGGCCGGCGCCGCGATCACCAACACCGTCGGCGCCGTGACCACGACCGCCAGCGTCGACGACCTGCTCGACCTGCTTGCCCTCGACCGCGCCTACTCGTCCGAGATGGCGCCCGGCCGCGTCGTCACGATGAAGCCCGAGGCGTTCTCGCAGCTCCTCGAGTCGGCCCGCGCCGAGCCCGGCTTCCAGGGCGACGCCAACTCGTTCGCGATCGGCCAGGCGAACGGGAACACGATGCAGTATGTCAGCAACTTCCTTGGCCTCGGCAAAGACTTCGTCCTCACCGACGACGTCACCGCGAGCGGCGGCGGTCACAACAACTTCTGGGTTTCGGACGGCGGCATCGGCTACGCCACCGGCGACACCTCGCGCATCAACGCCCCGGCCGCCGTCAACCCGCTCGCGGTGCCGGAGTGGGGGATGCTCATCCAGGACGTGCTCGTCGGGCTGAACCAGGCGACCCTCGAGCGCCAGGCGCGCGCGTGGCTCGGCCTCGGCCTCGGTTCCACCGAGGTCTACCGCCAGCGCCGGTGGCTCAGCATCGACGCCTGAGCCCGGTTCCGACTCCATCACCGACAGAGAGGACGCCCACCATGCCCGTGCCAAAGCGCGCCGCGAAACAACAGGAGTCGACGCCCGCCGCAGCCTATGCGATGCGCGACGACACCCAGGCCGTCAGCGACGCGCCGGTCCCGCTGGTGGAGCGTGCTCGCCCGCCGTTCATCCTCTGCTACAACCCGCTCGGGTGGGCACCGGCCGACGTCGACGGGACGGTGGTGTGGCTGCCGGAGGTGATGGAGATCCCCGTCATCCCCGGCACCAACGGCGCTTTCGTGACGCTCAAGGGCCAGGACCCCAGCGACAGCATCCGATCGATGCGCGCCTACCTTCGGGACGAGCGGGGCCTCGTCCCGCTCGACCGGGCTCTCCAGGTGCCCCCCGGAGTCCTCCCGGCCGGGGTGCCTGGAGGGTCCTGGTCCCGCTCGCTGGAGGTCCGCGTTCGCGGCATCCAGGGGCAGGTCGTCAGCTACCTCACGCCGTGGCACCTTGCGGCCCCGACCATGCCGGGGGCGCCCATCAAGTTCAAGCTGCACCGGGCGAGCTGGGACCGGTTCCGCGCGTGGCTCGTGTCGGAGGGCCACATCGTCGCCGACGCGACGCTCGCCGCCGTCCAGGCGGAGCACGTCCGCCGCGCCGCCGCCCGCCTCGACCGGGCCGAGACGACCGCCTATCCGAACGAGGCGATCGCCACGAAGCGGATCGCCGCCCGTCGCGCGGTGCTCGAGTCGGCGCAGGGCGCCCAGCTTCCCGAGGTGGCGTGATGGCCGACAAGGGCGGCGCCACCCGCGACAGCATCGACAGCGCCGCCCGCACGGTGCGGGAGGCATCCGGTGGACGGCTGACGCAGGAGCAGGCCCGCGAGCGGGTCGAGCGCGCCGTCCGGACCGGCGACAACAAGCGATCGAACGGGGGCCGATAGGCTGCCGTGAACCCGCGGCGAAAGCCGCTTCACAGGAGAGACGACAATGGCCACCACCACCACCTACGGGTCGAGCGCAACCCGCGCCCTCACCGCCCAGCTTCGCCTCAAGGGCGGCGTGCGCGTCACGGGCGCCCTTACCGGCAACCTGACGCTGGACACGCAGTCGAGCAACTTCCAGCACATCGACCCGGGCGCCGCGACCCGCACCATCACGCTGCCGGCCGCCGCGTCCAGCGACGGCGCGCTGTTCTTCTTCCGCAACATCGGCACCGTCGTGGCCGTCGACGTGATCATCAGCGACGGCGCCACGGTCGACACGCTGCGCCCCGGCGAGTCGGCCACGCTCGTCTGCGACGGGACCGACTGGTTCGTGCAGTCGCGCTCCGCTCCGGTGCTCGTCGAGCTCAACTACGCGGTGCCGACCGACGTCCTCGGCAACGTCTTCTTCACGGCCGATCGGGTGTACAACCTGATCGGGATCCGCCACGTCACGTCGACCGCCGGCACCGGCGGCGCCTGCACGGGCGTGATCAAAAAGGCCGCCTCTGGCACCGCGGTGGCGTCGGGTACGGCGATGCACGCGGGTTCGATCGACTTCGTGGCGACCATCTGGACGCCCGCGACGGTGGCCCCGACCGTGCTGGCGATCGCGGCCGGCGACACCCTCGGCATCGACGTCACCGGCACGTCGACCTCGGCGACCGGCACGGTGACTTTGGTCCTCGCCCCGGTCTAGTCCACCGAGCAGCAGGGGGTGACGCGTGAGCGCATCGGAGATCGTCTACACCGCGAGGGCGCCCTACCCGGACGTCCTCGAACGCGGACGCGCGCAGGTCGTGACCCTGCCGACGTACCGCGACGGTGTGGCCGCCGCTCCGGCCTCCGGCACCTTCACCCTTTGGGGGCCCACGCAGGTCGCGATCGTGTCGGCGCAGGCTGTCACGATCGCGTCAAGCGTGGCGACCTACTCGATCTCCGCCGGCACCCTGCCGGCGACGCTGGCGCTCGGCGAGGGCTACCTCGAGGAGTGGGCGCTTGTGATGCCCGACGGCACGACGCGCACCTACCGCCGCACCGCGGCGCTCGCGTTGCGGTCGCTGTACCCGGTCTACTCCGACATCGACGCGCTGGCCGAATACCCTGGCATTCAGCGCGACATCGCAAGCAACGCGACCAGCCTCCAGGGCTACGTCGACGAGGCCTGGCGCCAGATCCTCGGCCGGCTCGCCGAGCGCCGGGTGTACCCCTACCTGGTGATGACCGCCGACAGCTTCCGCGACGTCCACCGGCACATAACGCTGCACCTCACGTTCAAGTCGTTCTTCCGCGGCGTGTCGGGCACCGGCGAGAAGTATGCCGAGCTGATGCGCTACCACGACGCCGAGGCCACGAAGGCGTGGACCTCGCTTACCGCGCAGATGGACCACGACCACGACGGCTACGTCGACGGCGAGGCCCGCGAGCGCGCCAGCACGATCGTCCACATCAATGCGGCCGGGCCGCAGCGCGCTTTCTACCACCGCTATACCCTGTGAGGCTACAATGGCCGGCATCCGTAACGCCTTTGTCAAGATCGAGATCGGGGCCACGGGCCTCCCCACCACGCCGATCGCCGGGGGTGGGGCCGTCCCGATCAACGAGCTGATCGCGCTCGCCGTGGGCACCGGCGCCGGGCAGGTCAACCGGGCCTACATTGCGAACCGCTCGATCGGCGCGGCCGGCACCGAAGACCTGGACCTCTCCGGGACGGCGCTCCTCGACGTCAACGGCGACGCGGTCGCTTTGGACAACGTGAAGCTGATCTACGTCAAGAACACGAGCTCGAACGGCACCGGGTCCGTCAACCTGATGAACGCCACCGCGAACGGCGTCGGCAACGGCGCGAGCGGCTTCGTGACCGCCACCGGCGACAAGTGGAACATCCCGGCCGGCGGCGTCGGCCTCTGGTACAACCCCAACGGTTTCACGGTCACCGCGGCCACCGCGGACCTGATCACCGTCGCCGCGCCCGGCACCGCCGCGACCTACACCATCGTCATCCTCGGCGTCGACTCCTGATGACGGCCTACCTCCCCAGCACCGTGGCCGAGGCTCTACGCGCCCGCGTCGAGCTTCTGCCCGTTCGCGCGGCCTACGCGCAGGACGCGACGGGCTGGGTGAGGTCGTCCTACATGCTGGTGCCGGAGTTCGAGCCCGACACGTCGGCCCACCTTCGGTTCTTCGTCGACGACCGCGCGCTGGTGCAGGGCGGCACCCCGCAGGTCTATACCAACGACTGCCCCGGCGTGACCGTGCGCGCCCCCGTGTCGGTGTCGTGGCTGATGCGGATGCGCCCGCTCTCCGACGGCGACGCCGATAACAACGTCGACGCCGTCACCGATTGGGACGCGGCATCCGTCGCCGCGTGCCACCTCGCCGGCTGGCTGCTCGACCCGACCTGGCACGACTACGACCTCGTCGCGCTCCAGCCCGCATTCCTCGACCGCCGGCCGATCCTCGGCGGTGACTGGCTCCAGTGTGAGCTTCGGCTCGCCGTCTCCTACACTCTCGACATCGGGTGACCAAATGGCCAAGGTGAACCTCCGCGACCTGACGATCCTTGCCGGCCAGGACGGGACCGCGGTGGTGCTGTCGGCCGACCTGCGATGCGGCCCGGGCGACTTCGCCTTCGACGCGTTGAAGGAAGCCTTCTCCGCGGTGAACGCGATCTACTGCAACGGGGTCTTCGAAGAGATGACCTACGGGTCGCAGGAGCCGGTCACCGGATCCGTCACGATCTACCACGACGGCTCGCTGACGGACACGATCACTGGCAAGCCGCTGGACTTCGTGCTGAAGACCGGCCTTTTTGCGAGTGGCACCACGGTCAACCCCGGCGGGCAAGGCCCCTGGGCCTGCGACCTCGTCTGGGGCGTCAGCAAAGGCGGCGTCGTGTCGCAGGTAAAGTTCCACACGTGCCGCCTGACGGCCAGCTACGCGACCAACGCCGAGGCCAACACCATCAGCCTGTCGTGGGAGGCCCACGGCCGCCCCGGCTTCGCGCCGGTGGTGATCTCGTGAGGCTCCCGAGCGGCGTCGAGCTCGTGCAGGTCCGGCGGTTCTCCGGCCTTGACCGCCTCGTCATCCGCCAGCACCACGCCGAGGCCGAGCACGTCCGGGCGCGGTTCGCACTCGCCTACGCGGTAGTCGGGATCGCGCACGGGATCGGCAATCCGCCGGCCGTGTGGTCGACGCCGGCCCTCGTCGCGTACGGCGAGTGGGTGTGTCTGCACCTGGAGACGTCCGAGGATGCCGAGGCGCTGGCGTCAGCGGTGCTCGGGTTCGCGACGCCGATCATCGTGGCCCAGCGGGTCACGGTCGAGGCCGTCGACGCGGCGGGAAAATCCGACGCGCCTCCGGCTGGGGCCTGAGGGGGCCGCAGATCGCGAGGCGCTGGCTCGGCGACGGGCTACGGTGGTGGGAGCTCACGGAGGCAGAGATGGCGATCTTGGTCGATCTCGAGGAGGCGGACACCGGACAGCCGGTCCTCGAGCGGCCGATCGCCGCGCCACCCGAGGACGCCACGCCCGCCGAGCGCCTGCGGTACATCATGGGTGGCCCGTGAGCTATCCGCAGTCGTCGGCCTTCTGGACCGCGTCGACCGCGTTCTGGGGCGCCATCACGGCCAACGGGCGCGCGAAGGCGAAGGGCTACAACCCGCCGCTGTCGAAGGCCGAGCGAAAGGCCGACCTCTGGACGCGCCGCGGCGAGCACTACCTGCGCGGGCAGGCGGGGCTTTTCCAGCGCCTCGGCGGGTCTGCAAAGGTCCAGGTGCTCGTCGACCCCGAGCTGACCCAGGACGTGCTACGCACGCTCGATCGCATGGCGCCAGCCGTCGCCGCCGTGTGGGATCGCCACCTCGGCGCGCTCGCGCTCAACGCCTTTCGCAACTGGCCCGTGGCGACTGGCCTTTCTCGCGCGCTTATCCAGCTCGACTACATCGCCGACGGCGACCAGTTCGTGGGGCGCGTCAAGAGCGCCGCGCCTTACACTTACTTCATCGCTGGCTCGCCGCATTGGAAGCTGATCCGCACGCCGGGCCGTGCGCTTGGCATCGTGCTCGGGCGTGAAGTGCTCGCAGCGGGCCACCTCGACGCAGGGGGGCCCTGATGGCGACCGACACCTACACCCTCGAATACGTCGCGAAGATCGAGAAGCTGCAAGCGGAGCTCGCGAAGATCCCCGGGGCCACCGACCGCAGCGCGTTGGCCGCCGCGCAGCGTCTCGAATCGCGGCTCGACAAGGCCGGCAAGACCGCCGGCAAGGGGCTCCAGACCAACATCGGCGGGTCGCTGGCGTCGCTCGCGAAGGCGGGCGGGTTCGGCGGGCTCGTCGAGCAGGTCGGCCACCTCGGCGCCGGGCTGGGTGGGCTTGGTCCCGCCGCCGGGGTCGCGGCCGGCGGGCTCGCTGCCGTCGGCGTGGCCGCGGCGGCGATCAACGCCGAGGTCGGGCTGGTGAGCCTGCTCTACGACGCGGCGAAGGCGTCGGGCGAGCTCGACGGCGAGACGCAGGCGCTCGACACCGCGATGACCGACCTCCAAAAGTCGATTGGGAAGCAGGTCGCGCCTGAGTTCGAGACGCTGCTCCTCCTGCTCGTCGCGGGCACGTTCGCCACGCAGGACATCGCGACGGAGTTTGGCAAGGCCGCGACCGCCACCGTCGACTGGTACGAAGACCTCGGCATCCTTGGCAAGGCGTTCGCGAACTACGTCGCGCCTGCGCTGGCCGGCGTCGCCGCAAACCGCCAGTTCCGCGACGCTATCGAGGCGGGCACGAAGGCCGAGGGGTCCTACCTCGCCCGCGCGAAGGAGGCGATCGGCGTCGCCGACGAAAAGAAGAAAAAGACCGACGAGGAGACTGGCGCGAAGAAGGCCCACACGACCGCAACCCGCGACCACACCACCGCCCTGGAGGCCGAGATCGCGGCGCTCCAGCAGCGGGACGAATGGATGGCGAAGGCCGTCGCGCTGGACCAGATGGAGGCCGACATCCTTGCGGGGCTGACGCCGCAGATCGCTGCCAACTCCGAGGCGATCGCCGAGCAGCAGCAGTTGCGGGCCGACGAGGCGATGGCCCGCGCCCAGATGGTCGACGACATGCGGGCACAGACGGCGCAGACGATCGCCGATCGCCGCACCGAGCGCGACGTGTTCCTCTCGACCGGCGCCGACATCGCGGGCGGGATTGGCCAGATGCTCGGGCTGCTTGCCGACCAGGAGGGTGTCAGCCGGAAGACAGCGAAGGCGCTCGTCATTGCGCAGAAGGCCGCCGGCATCGCGCAGGTCGGGATCTCCACTGCCGTGGCGATCATGCAGGCCCTCGCGTCCTTCGGCCCCGCCGGCCCCTTCGTCGCCGCTGGCTACGCGGTCACCGGAGCCGCCCAGGCCGCCGTGATCGCGGCGACGCCGCTTCCGAAGTTCCACCAGGGCGGCACGATGCAGGGCGACGAGGGGATCGCCGTCGTCCGCCAGGGCGAGCGCGTGATGACCCAGCGCGCCGCGAAGGACTACGACCAGGGCCTCGGTGACCTCAACCGCGGGGCTGGGGCGGGCGGCGGTGGCGGCTCGACCCGCGTCTCCTTCGAGGGCCGCGACCTCGACGTCATGCTCGCCCGCGTGGTACGTCAGCACGGGGCGACGCGCCGCGAGCTTGACGGCCGCCGCGTCCAAGGGGCGTACTGATGGCCAGCCGCTACACGCCCCCTGCCTACCACGCGATCGGCGTCTTCGACGAGCGGTTCGTGCCCGACGAAGCCGACACGTCGAGCAGCTACAGCGAGTCGACCCCCCGGCCGGGCGTCGGCGCGCCGTCGACGACCTCGACCTACGCCAGCGTCCGGGCCTCGGGCGCGCAGTCGGTGGGGCTGACGGTCACGACGCAGGCCCCCGGGACGTGGCGCGGGATGCCCGACGGCGCGCGCCCGTCGTGGCGGCTGACCTCGGAGGCCACGACGCAGGGGCGCGGGTGGCTCACGCCGTCGGCGATGACCGGCGCGTGGCCGCTGGACGCCGGAGACTACGCCTTCGCCGACGCCGTCGTGGTGCCGTCGACCCAGGCGGTGATGATCCTGGCCAACAACCAGACCAACCTTGAGCTGGAGTGTTGGCGCTTCGACCCGAACAGCGGGCCGATCGGCGGCGCGGTGCTCATCCTGGCGAGCGCCCCGTCCCTCGGCGTGCCGGCGGGGTGCGTGCTGCCGGTGTCGGAGCGGCTGCTGTGCATCTTCGTCGACCAGCAGGCCGACGTCTACTACAGCGACGACGCCGGGGCGACGTGGGCGCTCTACGCGTCGGACGTGCTCGACACCTCCCTCGGCGGCGGGACCACGGCCTCGCGCGCGCGGGCGCTCGTGTCGCCGACGGGCTCGATCGTGCTGTCTGTGCAGTACAGCGACGGAGCCGAGAAGGCGGTGCAGTACGTCTCCACCGACTACGGCGCATCCTTCCAGCGCGTCGCCGCCGGGTGGGCGTGCGTGTCGAGCGATGTCGTGATGCTGGCCGACGGGTCGGTCGGCCTCGTCGACGTCTCGGGCGGCAACCTCCGGTGGCGCCGGGTGGCGTCGATCCGCGACCGCCTCGACCTCGCGACGACGTCGACCGTCAACACCGTGGGCACCATCCTCGACGCCGGGGTGTGTGTCGATGCCGACGGCAGCGTGTACGCCGCATCGCTGGTCGGCTCGGCGTGGCGGCTCTACCGCACCGACGACGCCGGCGCCTCGTGGCGCGCCTTCGACCACGTCCTCCGGTCCAGCGGCAACACCCGCTCGCTCGGGGCGCTCGTGTGGGCGGCCGGGTCGATGATCATGGCGAGCGGCACGAACACCTCGACCCCCGACTACCCGCTGATGGCGTTCCGGTGGGGCGGGTGGAGCAACATCGACACGAACCGCAACGGGGTGACCGCGTCGGCGACGGACCTGTGGGCCACGGCGGTCGCGCCGTCCGACAGCATCGGCGACGCGGTCGCGATCGGATGGACCTACTGCTCGATCGTGACGCTGCCGACGTCGGAGGGCTGGACCAGCGGCGGCGGGGCTCCCGCGAGCGGCTACGTCTACCAGACGCCGGCCGACAGCGACGCCCGCACCGTGCTGCTGATCGCGTCCCTCGACGTCACCGCGGGCGGCTCGACGGCGGCCGACGAGGCCGGGATCATCGTCCGCCTGCGCAACGCGGCAGCGAACAGCACGCGGGGCGTGGCGATCCGGTGCTCGTCCACGCAGTTTGCGATCTACGACATCGGCGCGGCGGCGATTGAGGCGACCATCACGCCGACGTCGATGACGAACCTGGAGATCCTGATCGAGATCGACAACAGCGTGCTGCGCGTCGGCTACCGCAACGCCGGAGCGACTGCATGGACCCAGGCGTCCTACTCGCTGTCGACGATCGCCGGCTCACCCGCGGCGGTGGTCGGGTGGGGCGACAACGGGATCGCGGGGAGTAACTTCCGCCTCCTGACGTACTGCGCCAACTGGACCGCCACGGCGGCGAACGTCGGCGCTGGCACGCGCCCGCTGGCATCGCGGCCCATCTCGTCGATCCCGTACCCGCTGTATCGCCTCGCCTCGACGGCCACCGCCGCCGCGGTGTTTCTCGTCGGCGGCGACGGCCCGACCGGCTACGCCGACTCGTGGGCCATCGCGACCGCGCCGGACTACCCGATCTCCGCCGTCGACCCGCGGGTGTCGCCGTCTCCGGATGTGGTGTGGCGCTCGACCGACACCACCGAGCAGACGATCGCGTGGATTCCGGCGACCTCCACGCGGTGGACGTCCTCGTCAGTGGCGCTCGTCATCCTGCGCGCCAACTTCGCGACCGCCTACCTGGAGTATTGGGACGGCGCCGCATGGCAGACGTCGGGCACCTGGTCGAGCGTGATCGGCTCGTCGCTGACGGCGGCGGTGTCGGGCGACTGGGTCACGCCCAACGGCGGCACGATCGCGCGCTACGTCCGCCGCGGCGAGCTCGTTGGCGGCACGCTGAATCGCAACGGCACTCTGCGCCGGATCCTCGCCAACACCGAGGGCGTGTGGGGCACCGACGCGACGACGCGCCGCCTCGAGGTGCAGACCGACGGCGTGGTGACGGCGGGCGGGACGACCAGCATCCAGGCCCCGGACGGCGTGCTTGTCGTCCACGGCCTCACGGCCTCGCGCGCTCGCTGGCGCGTGCGGATCCCGTCGCAGTCGACCGCCGAGAGCTACTTCGAGGCCGGCCACATTGGGATCTATTCGGTCGCCGTGCCGGGCGCGGCCTTCGCGTGGGGCTGGACGGACGAGAGCCGGCAGAACGTCAGCGAGGCCCGCGACCGCTACGGGACCGCGTACCGCCGCGAGGAGGGGCCGCTACAGCGTATCTTCGCGATGGCGTGGACGGACGGCCAGGCGCAAGGCCCGCTCCGCACCGAAGGCGCCGCCGCCGCGGTGTCCTACGTCTCCGTCGACGGCACCAACGCGGTCGGCGTGCGGCGTGACGTGCCGTGGCTGCTCCGCGGGATGCTCGAGGAGGCGGCCGGCGGGACGCTGCCGGTGGTCGGGCTCGCGAACCTCACCGCGGACGTGTCGTCGCAGATGATCACCGACCCCTCCGTCTGGGTCGTCGGCTACTGGACGGGCTCGGTCGCGACCGCGCACGTGTCCGGCATCCTCGGGGACGACGAGGTTACGCGGGTGGAGACGGTGTCGATTGAGGCGCTGACGTGAGCCTCGCCCGCGCCGACGGCACCACCGGCGCGTGGCTGCTCGAGCTCGCCGCCGGCTACACACTCCGGCTCGCGACGCGCCCGACGACCGCCGACGGGCTCGCCTGGCGCGGCGGCCTCGTCTCGCCGCGGGTGTCGACGGCGCAGGCCACGGTGTCGCTCGAGGTGGTCGGCGTCGACTGGACCACGCTTCGGGCCGCCGGCCTCGACCCCGGCGTGATGCGCGCCCGGCTCTGGCTGTGGCACGCGGGGCAGACGCTCGAGGAGGCTTGGCTCGTGCGCGAGGGGCCGGTCGAGTCTGCCGACATCGGCGACCCCGGCGACTCGGCGACGATCTCGATCGGGGTCGAGCCGTGGGAGGACCTGGTCATGTTGCCGCCCCCGTCGGCGACGGTCGACGAGTCGACGTGGCCGGTGCGCACGTCGCCGTCGGCCTACGTCGTGCCGGAGTCGGTGAGCGGGTCACCCTACCCGATGGTCGTGGGCGCGCCCGGCACGGTGACGACGCTCGCCCTCGGCGCCCGGGTGCTGTCGCCCGCGTCGCCCGGCTACCTCGTCGAGTATTGGGGTACGCTGCCGGTGGCGTCGTGGCTTGCGTCGCGGCTGCTGATCGCCGGCCACCCCGTCTCGGCGACGTCCGTCCGGGTCGTCGACGTGTCGAGCGGGGCGACCGAGGTCCGCGCCGTCGCGACGACGACCGACCGCGCCGGCCGCACCGTCTCCTACGTCGACTGGACCGGCTCGACGGTGAGCCACCCCGACAGCGAGCACGAGGTCTGGATAGCCTGGGACCAGGGCGGCGGCGGGATCATCGGCGAGGGCGGGACGGCGGTTCGCGGGCTCGGCTCGCTGCTCGTCGAGATGATGACCGGCGACCCTTTCCGCGTCGACGTCCGCCCGCGCGTGCCCTTCGACGTCGGCGCCCAGCGGGGCTTCGCCGCTTGGCTCGACCGGTACCTCGTCGACGCCGTCATCACCGACCGGCGCACGCTCTGGGAGTGGGTGCAGGAGATCGGCACTCTCGCCCCGATCCGCTGGTGCTGGCTCCGCGGCGGCGGGGCGTGGGTGCCGATGCGGTACGACGCCACCGAGGTCGACGCCGTCGGCCACATCCGGATCGGGCAGGGCCGGGGGGTCGAGCGGATCGGCACCGTCCGCCAGCCCGACGAAGGCGCCCTGCCGTCGGAGCTCGTCCTCGACTACAGCCGCGAGGGCACGACGTACGCGAAGCGGGCGCGGCTCACCACGTCGGCGCGCGCGAAGGTGGCCGCGACGCAGCGCCCCGCGGTCGAGCCGTCGGCGCTCTGCGACGCCGCCTGGTCCCGCCGCGCCGCCCGCTACGGCACGACGGCCGCGCTCCGGACGGCCTCGGCCACCGCGGCGTGGGTCTACGACGACGCGACCGCGATGCAGCTGCTCCGCGACCTGGCCGCGCGAGCCTGCACCCCGCCGTCGACCTGCACCGTCGGCGGCGGGCGGGCGTTGGGCGCGTACGGCCCCGGCGACGTGTTGACCGTCACCGACGATCTCGAATGGACCGGCCGCCTCGCGCTCGTGACCGAGGCCCGGACGGACGGCCAGCGGTGGGAGCTCGAGCTTGACGTCCTCGCCGAGCCGCTGCGCCGTGGGGTGCGGACGTGAGCACCGAGACGCGACGCCCCGCCCGCCGCCCTGCCGGTCCCGCCTCGGGCGCGCTGTCGGGCTCGTTCGAGTCGCCAGCGTTGGGCGCGGTGCCGCTGACGGGCTGGTCGCTGTGGGAGGAGTGGGAGAGCGATCCCGCCTCGTCGTCCGCTGCGCCCGGGTCGGCCGCGTCCGTCGCGGTGACCGTGGACTTCGGGTCGACGTTCTCGCACCTCGCGACAACCGTGGTCACGGGGCAAGCGTGGGTCACCGCGGCCTCGCGGATCGTCGCCGTGCCGCTGGCGCCGGCCGGGAAGGAGATGGAGGTCGCGCTGCTCCAGCTTTCCCCCGTCGTGTCGAGCCTCGTCGTCGGGACCGGTTTTACGCTGACGGTGCTGTCACCCGTCCGCGCGAAGGGTACATACACCATCCACTGTGTAGGGGTCTGACATGGCCGGTATCGTCATCAGCACCGGGACCGGGTCCTCGTCCGAGCTCGCCGTCGACACCAGCGGCAACGCGAGCGTGCGGCTCCCACAGGTCACCACGACCGCCGGAGTCGAGACGCCGGCCCAGGTTGGCGCGGTGCGGACGTTTAGCGAGAACGACGCCGGCACCGTGATCGGAACGGCGCACCTGCTCTCCCCCGAAACGTCCGACGACTACCGGCTGCGCACCGTGATCGACATGGTGCTCGACCGCGAGACGTTCATCTACGCCGCCCAAAACACCGCGCGCCACATCTACCGAAACACGACGATGACGAACGTGTGGGGGTCGGGCTTCCTGACCACTAACGGGACATCGATCACGACGATCAATACCGGGACGTCGTTCGCGACGTACACGACGTACCCGATCGTCAATGCCCAGACTTTGTACGCCGAGTTTCGGATGGCGCTTTCGGCGACGGTGGGCGTCACGAACACCACGATCGACTTCGGGTTCTTTATCCCGACGACCGGTGCCACGCCGTGGGCCCCGACGGACGGCGCCTATTTCCGCGTCACGTCAGCTGGCATCTTTGGCGTCGTGCTGTCGGCGGGCAGCGCAGAAGTGACCACCGCGCCGTTCTGGACGGGATGGGTCACCAACACCGTCTACAAGTTCGTGATCGCGGTTTCGGTGGGACAGGTCGAGTTCTGGATTAACGACGTGCTCTACGGCCGGATCGACACCCCAGCCGGACGGACGGCCCCGTGTCTCGCTGGCTCGCTGCCCCTCGCCATCCGGCACGCAATCGGCGCCACCGCCGCGAGCGCCGCGTTCCAGGCCAAGTTTGCCAGCTACACCGTCTCCGTCGGCGGCTACGGCAACTCTGGGCGCGCCGAGGACGCGCTCGCAGGCTCCGGCATTCAGGCGTACCAGGGCCAGAGCGGCGGGACCATGGGGTCGACGTCGAACCTCACCAACAGCCAAGCCTTCACGTCGGCCGTGCTGTCGAACACCGCGACGATCGTCACCGGGCTCGGCGGGCGCTTCGGGATCACCATTGGGGCGAGCGCGAATACGGACGGCATCTGTACGTCCTTCCAGAACCCCGCCAACTCGACCACGTACGTCGGGCGACCGCTGCGGGTGTCGGGCTGCACGGTCTCCGCCGCCGTGCAGGCCGCGCTCGGGGCCACCGCGCTGCTGCTCGACCTCTACGTCGCGTATGGCCACACCGCGCTTTCGCTGGCAACGGCCGAGGCCGCGACCACGAAGGCACCGCGCCGCGTCCCGGTGGGCATCATGGCATTTCCGGCCAGCGCGGCGGCCGGCGTGGCAGGTCAGCCGCTCGTCGTGCAGTTCAGCGAGCCGATCGTCGTCATGCCGGGCGAGTTCATCCAGCTCGTGGCGCAGCAGCCGCTTGGCGTTACCGGTACCGTGTTCGTCGTCGCGCAGTTCGACGCCGGACTGATGTAGGAGGCCCTATGATCGCCGATACCATCACCACCGAAGCTGAGGCCGAAGCCGCCGCGCTCGTGATCCGCCTGACGGTCGAGCGTGACGCGCGCGTGTTCGAGTTTGCCGACGGCTCCGCGCTTGGCGGCAACGGCGTCTTGCAGGCGGTCACGACCTCCGACGGCGGCTCCACCTACATCGGCGCCGACGGTCACGTCTACGCGGCGCGCTGATGGCCACGTACGGCCGGCTCGGCTGGACTCTCAGCGACATCGCCGGCACCGGCGCGGTCACCACGATCGCGACCACGGCCGCGACGGAGATCGGCGTCCGCCAACTCGCCACCTCGGCGAATGCCAACGACGCAAGCGTGCTAACGCTCGGCGACGGCGGCACCTTCGGGTTTCCGGTGGGGGTCGAGCTCGCCGTAAAAATCAGGGTCAGCGGGACGGCCACCGCGAACGTCGTCTGGGCCGGCCTCGTCGAGAGCGCGGCCAGCGTGCCGACGGGCGTGGCAAACAATAGCTTTGTCGGCTTCCGAACGACCAACGGCGGCAACTGGCTGCTTGTCGTGCGTAACGGCGCGTCGGAGTCGACCGTCGACACCGGCCTCGCGGGTGACGGCACGTGGCGCGTGATGGGCGTGGTACGCAACCTGACGGGCATCCAGGCCCGCTACTACGACCTCAGCGACCGCCGCTTTTCCACTCCGCTGGATGTGGGTGCACCGGTGACGTCGGGCATTACCACCGACGTGCTGCTCCCGTGCGCGATGGGCGTGCAGGCCACGTCCGGCGCATCGCGCTCGGTTGAATCGGATTGGTGGGGGGTGGGGGGGCGGGTCGCGCGCTGACGTGGTACGCTGCGCTGGTGGGGGTGCCCATTGGCGGACGTAGACCTCGCGCTCGGCGTACAGGTGGAGGTCACCACCGGAACCACGGACCTCGTCCGCCGGTGCAACTTCCCGGCGAACGCGCGCACGTTTCGCGTGCAGTTTCGCACCAACCCCGGCAAGATGGTGCTCGTGTCCGCCCTGGCGGATGGCGCCGCGTTGTCGACGACGGACTACGAGTCGATCGCGGCGAACACGCTGATGGAGTTCGACGTCCCTGGCGTCGTTGGCCGCGCCCGCAACCTCGTGACCGCTTCGCGCCACGCCGAGTTCACCTCGGCGACCGGGTCGACGGTGTTCGAGATCGTCGCGCTGCCGTGATCCGCGCCTATCCCGGCGTCCTCGCCCCGCTGTTGGCGCCGCGCCCCGGTTCGCCCGGCGGCGTCGAGGTGCCGCTCGGGCTGGGCGCTACGCGCTGGTGGTGCGCCGACGTCGGACACGACCAGTCGTCCACGATCGCCTCCTGGCGCGACATCCTCGTCGGCGCCGAACTCACCGCCGCCGGCTCCGCGCGGCCGTCCTACAGCGCTGCCGGGTGTGGCTCGCGACCGGCGATCTCGTTTGACGGAGTCGCGGAGTACCTCACGATCGCGGGCTCGGCCGCGCTCGACGCGGGCACCGGGATGACGATCTACGCTGTCGCCGCGTCGGCCTCGGCCCTCGCCGACGCCACGATCGCGAGCCGGTGGGACGCGGTCGCCGCTAACCAACTCTGGCTCCTCCAGCTCCACGCCGGGGCCGCGGTCGCGACGGGCAGCGCGTCGATCTCCGAGACGGGCACCAACACTAACCGCTTCTCGATCCGCACCGGCACGCTCAACCAGAGCGACGACCCCAGCTCAGGCGCGAACAACCCCCGCGGCAACCTGCTCCACTGGGACGGCGCCACCGTGACCCGGTACACCGGCCAGCTCGCCGGGAGCGGGACTGCCTGCGCCGGAGCCAAGTCGAGCGACGCGACCGCGATGGAGGTGGGCCGCGTCTCGGGCACGACCTACGCCGCGATGGAGCTCCGGCACCTGATCATCATCCCCCGCGCCCTGACGGTTACCGAGCGCGCCGCGCTGTGGGCCTGGGCCGCGGCCGACTGCGGGGTGCCCTGATGGCCTACACGACCCGCACGGCCCGCGTCGTCGACACCCTCGGCGACTACCAGCGCACCCCGGGCGGCACCGTCTACGCGCAGGGCACCGCCGACGGCGACGGGGCTCGCGAGCGGACGTGGGTGACCCGCGTCGGCGTCGGCGAGTGGCCGCGCCCCGCCGTCTGTGCGCAGGAGGTCGCCGACCTCATCGCGACCGACCTCCCGCCCGTCCCCGACTCCCACCCCGCCTGGAGGCCCTGATGTCCCGCAAGATCGACAAAGCCGAATGGGGCGAGATCGCGAAGGCCGCCGGGCAGCTCGCCCTCGGGCTCGTGGTCGCGCTCATCGACGGACGCCTCGCGCCGGCCGAAGCCGCGCGCCTGTTGCCGCTCGCCGAGCAGGTCGTCGTGGCGATCCGCGACGCGGCGCGAGACTGACGATGTCCGACGCCGCCGACAAGCCCCCGACCCCGACGGAGCGGATCGCGCGCGCGGTGGTGGCCGCCCAGCGCAGCGTCGCCGATCCGACGCCGCCGACGGACAACGACGCGAAGTCGATCGCCGCGCTCGCGAGCATCGTCAACCGCGCGCTCCTGCTCGTCGGCCTCGTCGTGCTCGTCCTCGGCGGCCTCGTCGGCGTCGGCGTCAGCCTGCGCGGCATGGGCACCACCATCACCACGACCGCGACGGGTGCGCCGTGAGGGTCATCCTCGACCGCCAGCACGCCGGCCAGGTCGGGCGCATCGCTGACCGCGGGGCGCAGGCCGACCTCGACCACAGCGGCGGCATCGACGCGCACGAACGCGAGGCGATGCTGACGCCCGGCTACATCCTCGCCGCCGAGGCGCGGCTGATCGCGCTGGGGCACGAGGTCATCGTGATCAGCGACGGCACCTACGCGGCGCGGGCGCTGCGGGCCATCGACTACGGCGCCGACGTCTACGTGGCGTGTCACGCCAACGCCGGGGCGGGCGACTACGGCCTCGCGGTGGCGAACGTCGGCAGCACCCAGGGCGCCGCGCTCGCCGCCGCCATCACGCGCCACCTCGGCACGCTGTGCCCGGAGCTCCGGCGCACGGTGGTCGGCGACACGTCGGCCGCCAGCTTCCCGCGCGCCGCCGCCTGCATCGGTGGCGTGGCGAAGGCCCGCGCCGTCGGCATCTGCTACGAGCCCGGGTTCCTCGACCAGCCCGCCCACGCTGCGCTGTGGACGCCCGCCGGCCTCGTGCGCGTCGGCCAGGCGCTCGCCGAGGGTATCCACGCCTGGGGCGCGGGCCGGTGACCCTGCCTAGCTGCACCGACAACGGCGGCGACTGGCCGCGCCTCGTGCGCGACCTCGTCGAGGCGTTGGGGCGGCACGAGGCCCAGACCGACCGGCTGATCGCGCTGTGCGAGCGGCTGGCGTCGCTCCACGAGCGCGATGTCGAGCTGCGCGAACTCGCGGCGGCGCTCGAGCGCCAGCGGATCGAGCTCGCGGGGCGTCAGCTCGACCGCGAGGCCGAGGCGACCGCGCGCGCCGAGCTTGCCGCGGCTGCTGCGGAGGACCGCCGTCGCGACTGGTGGGAGACGGCGTGTGACCGCGGGCGTGCGCTGCTCGCGTCGTCGCACGCCGATCGCCTGCTCGGCGGCTCCGTCGGGGCGCTGCTGATCATCTTGGCGTGGCTGGTGTCGCGCATCACCGGCACCGCGCCGACATCCCTGGGGGGACCGTGACGATCCTGATGCAGTACGCACTCGCACCGCTGCTCGACACGTCCTCCGCCCGCGTGGCGCGGCTGCTCGCCGAGCCCCCACCGCCGGCACCGCTGCGCGAGATCCGCGCCGACGTCGAGGCGGAGCAGGGCCGGCCCGTCGTGCGGCTGTGGACCGGCGAGGTTCGGGGCGCGCGGTAGCCTCAGGGCGCGAGCCCACGCACGCGCAGCCACTCCGACAGCGTGACGCCCGCGGCCCGCGCGTTGGCGGCGAGGGTGGCGCGCTCGGCGGCGGTGACGCGGACCGCGATGACGTTGTCGCGGGGCTCGTCGGCGCGCCAGCGGCCGTCGGGGGTGCGGGTGGGCGGTGTCGTGGTCACGCGGACACCGCGGCGGCGAGCAGCAGGTCGAGCGCGGCGCGGTGGTGGCGCGCGACGTCGTCGAGGTAGTCGCCGTCCTCGTCGGCGATGCTGGCGGCCCCCATCCGGCGGGCCTCCGACTCGGCGCCGCCGAGCCACTCGTCGAGGCTGGGGCGGTGGGCGATGAGGCCGAACTCCTCGACGACGTTGGCGGGGCTGCGGTCGCCGAGCACGGTGAGCCAGTAGGCGGCGAAGTCAAGCGGGGTGGCGGTCGGGGCGGTGGTCATCGGTGCCTCCTACGCCCGAAGCCCGCCACCGTGACGTGAGCGGGCGGGGCGGCGGGCGCTGGGGCGCTAGGCGAGGGCCGCGAGGGCTTCCGTCAGCGTGGCGGCCGGGGTGCCGTACCAGCGGCCAAACTCGCCGCCGTTCGGGCAGGTGGGGCCGTAGCAGAGGTGGGCGACGGTGCGGCTCGGGGTGACAACCACGTTGACCTCGCGGCCGGCCTGGAATGCCTGCACCGCGATGTGGTCCCAGAAGGTGCGGTAGGAAACGGTGGCGAGGATGGCGGCGAGGTCGGCGGTGATGGTCATCGGAGGCTCCGGGGTGGTTGGTGACCCCATCCATGTAATACACCGTCCCCCGACCGTGTACCTACAGCGCGAAGAAAGTTGAAGATACTTCTACGACCGCGCGCCCGACGCGGTCGTAGGCGACGACGCGCGAAGGTCGGCGAGGAGCAGCGCGCCGAGGGCGTCGTACACCGGGCCGCGCACCGGGCCGGCCTTCGCGTGGGCGGCGCTGTTGCGCGCCGAGAAGGTGTCGTGGTCGATGGTGCCGGCGTAGTAGGCGTCCACGTTGGCGCGGATCTCGGCGTGGATGCTGGCGGCGGTCTGGGCGGTGGTCATCGGTGCCTCCTACGCCCGAAGCCCGCCACCGTGACGTGAGCGGGGCGGCGGGCGCCGGGGCGCTAGGCGCGCTGCGGGGCGGGCGACCCGTCGGAGAAGGTGCGCTCGTAGGTGCGAAACAGGCGCCCGCCGACGCGGTCCTCGGTAACGAGGCGGTCGGGGCCAGCAAGGTGCCAGCGGAGCCCGTCGCCGCGGTCGGCGGCGATGAAGGAGGCATCCACGAAGGCGCCGCCGTGGCGGCCGACGAGGCAGGTGTCGCCGCTGTTGCGGGGCGTCGAGGTCGGGACGGTGTGGGCGGTGGTCATCCGAGGCTCCGGGGTGGTTGGTGACCCCATCCATGTAATACGCCGTCGGTCTACCGTGTACCTACACGGCAAAGAAAGTTGAAGGTACTTCGCCAGCCCGCCTACGACGCGGCTTTACCGCGCCGCGCTCCCGTTGTGGCAGCACCGCGCCGAGGTGTCACGACGCCACGACCTGGGATCAGATCCCAGCCGCTGGGATCTCGGGCCTCCTCTGGCGGGATCACGACTCGGCAACCGGCGGCCCGATCGTGGTGCTACGCCGAGTTCTCGGACGTCCGGACCCCCGAAAGTTCTACTACCTGTACTACTGACGAGCCCGTCGTCACGGGATCTCCGGGGCGGTGATCCCGGACGTGATCCCAGCCCCCAATGGCGCCGCGAAAAAAGCCACCTTCTCCTCCATGTCGCGCTTCGCCTCCTCTGCCCTGAAGTATCGGTGCCCCGCGTTGATCAGCGTCGCTCCGTCGCAGGTGAGGCTGGCCTTGTACTCGCAGGGCCATGCGTCCAGGAAGTCGACGGCGACGATCCGCGCCGTAAATGGGCCGTCCACGCCGTCGTAACCGACCTCGATACGCTGGCCCCCGTTCATGGGCGCCTGACGGCCCCACCGCGTCGTCCACCTCATCACCCCTCCTCGCGGCGTCGCCGCAGTTCGAGCACCTTCGGCCCCGCGTCGAGCCGCGACACCGCGTCGCGTAGCCGGTCGGCGGTCGGCCGCACGTAGGCCCGGAGCAGCGTCTGCACGCTGTGCCCCGTCAGCTCGGACACCGTCCGCGCGTCGACGCCCCGGTCGAGCAGCGACATCGCCGCCATCCGGCGCAGCCCGTGGGCGGTGTAGGCGGGCAGGCCGGCGACGCGCGACGCCTGCTCGAGCGCAGCCGCGGCCACCGCTGCGGGCTGGATGGGCAGGCCGTCGACGAGGCGAGCCCCCGGCGCGCGGTCGCGGGTCAGCCGCTCGACCAGCGCCGCGAGCTCGCCGACCACCGGGTAGCGCCGCGGGCGGACCTTGCCGCGCCGCTGGCGGGCTTCGTCGCGGCCGTGGACGACGAGTACGCCGCCGGCCCGGTCGTAGTCGCCCACGGTCGCCGCGGCGGCCTCGCCGACCCGCATCCCAGTGAGCGCCAGCAGCTCGACGAGGTCGCGACCCCGACCCGCCGGCATTGCCGCGAGGAGCGCCCACACCTCGCCGCGCTCGGGCGTCGCCGCGTTGTTGACGTGGGCCTGCTCGTCGACGCGCAACATGCGAGCCAGCTCGGGCGGCTTCGGCGCGCCCCGCTCGTGCGCCCACTTCAACGCGATTCGGAGTGTGAGCACCGACTGCGCCGCGGTGCGCTGGCCGACGCCCTCGCGCAGCCAGCCGGTCACGACGTCGCCGACGGCGGCGCGGGTGAGCGCGTCGAGGCGCACGTCGCCGATCGACTCGACCCAGTAGGCCGCGGTGCGCCGGTAGCCCTCGCCGGTCGCGTGCGCGATCTGGCCCGTCTCGACGCGGGCGGCCTGCGCGTCAGCCCACATCGCCAGCGCCTCCCCCACCGTGCGAGCGTCCGCGGGGCCGACGACCTGGGAGGGCAGGCCCCGCGCCACCAGGCCGGCGAGCGCCACCGCCACCTCGTCGCGGGTCGCCCACCCCGACCACACCGCCCGGCGCTCCGCCTCCCCCTTCGTCCTCGCCCGCCAGTACCACCGCTCGCCCTGCTGGCCCCGCGCTGCCAGCACCGAGGCCCGCACGGGCCCTATCTCCACCGCCGCCGGTCGTCCCATTGTCCCTCCCGTATCCAAGCGCCGCCAGCCAAGCGGCCCAGCTCGCCACGATCGCCCGCCCGCCCGCCGGAGTGTACGCCGACGCCGGCCGCCGCTCGCGCACCCACCCCTCCGACCGCCCCAGCGCGTACGCCACCTCGTCGGCCGACACCGGCGTCGACGGGGCAGCGCAGAGCGCGGCGCGGGCGGTGATGCGGGCGGCGAGATCGCTCACCGCCAGCCGGCCAGGGCGGCGTTGTCGAACATCTCGACCTGCTCCTGCTCGCAGAACCCCCACGCCGTGCAGCTCGCCCGCGCGTCGGAGCGTTCGCGCCCGGGGCGGTTGGCCCACGCGATGGCGTCGTCGACCGGCGCCTGGGCGCGCAGCCGAGCGGACACCCAGCCGGCCACGTCGTCGACGCCAGCCGCGACGGCCTCGTTGGTGAGCCTGCGCTCGTCAGCGCGGTAGTCGTGGTTCTCGAAGAACGCCCGGAACTTCGGCGTACCGTCCGGCTGCATCGACCAGCCTGTCGTCCCGGGGTTGCGCTTCGCTCCCTTCGCGTCCATGCGCGCCCGCGCGTGTTCCGACGTCCACGCTTCGAGTTGGCGCAGCATCTCGACCCACTCCGGCGACGTCTCAGCCCACGTCTTGATCTCCGCCTTCCTGGCGTAGATGCAGGGCCAGCAGCCCACGCGCGAGCCTGTCTCGTACAGGGCGTTCACGCGGACGCCGTGGCGGTGGTGGATCGTCACCACATCTTGCAG